CAAACTCTTTTTGTTGTTTATTAAAAAAAGTAATTAATTAATAATTATATATATATGAAGTCAACAGACAAATTAAAAAAAGTGAGAGCTTTACTTGGTTTAGAAGTTAAGCTTGAAGAGAGAAAGTTGGAAAACGGAACTCGATTCGAAGCTGATGCTTTTGAAGCTGGTAGAGAGGTCTTTATTGTAACCGATGAAGATGAAAGAATTGCTGTTCCAGCTGGAGAGTACCTATTAGATGATGGCATGATGCTAATCGTTGAAGAGGAAGGTCTTATTGCTGAAATGAAAGAATCCGTAGAGGAAGAAGTTGAAGAAGTTGTAGAAGCTCCTGTAGTAGAAGAGGTAGAAGCAGCAGAAGAAGCTGATGTTCAGGATTGGGAAGGCATGGAAAAAAGAATTAAAAACTTAGAGGATGCTATTGCTGATTTAAAAGCAGACAAGGAAAACAAAGTAGAAGCTTCAGAAATTGAAGTAAACGATGAAGTAGAATTATCTGCTCATACTCCTACTGCTATTAAGCACAATCCAGAAAGTAAAAACAAAGTAGAGCATAGAAGTTATGCTCAAAACAGACCGATGAATACTCAAGACAGAGTATTTGCAAGATTATTTAAAAACAACTAATATTTAAAAATTAAAATTATGTCAAAAAGAACAGACTTAGCGACTACAGTAAACATTACTAGCTCGTATGCTGGGGAATTTTCATCAAAGTACATATCGGCAGCTTTGCTTTCGGCTTCTACTATTGATGATGGTGGTGTAACTGTAATGCCAAACATTAAATTTAAACAAGTAATACAAAAAGTAGAAACTGGAGATTTAATCGCAGATGGAACTTGTGATTTTGCAGCTTCATCTTCTGTAACACTTTCAGAAGTAATACTACAACCAGAAGAGTTCCAAGTAAACTTAAACTTATGTAAATCAGATTTTATTAACACATGGGATGCGATTCAAATGGGTTATTCTGCATTTAATAATAACGGATTACCAACTTCATTTTCTGATTATTTAATTGGTTATGTAGCTTCTAAAGTAGCAGCACAAAACGAAATTAATATCTGGACTGGAAACTTAGGAGGAGCACAAGCTGGAGAGTACAATGGATTTGAAACTTTAGCTGCTGCTGATGCAACTGTTGTAGATGTAGGTGGAGCTGTAGCTTTAACTGCTGCAAATATCATAGATAAAATGCAAGCTGTAGTAGATGCTATTCCGAATACATTATTTGGAAAAGAAGATTTAAAATTATACGTATCGAACAAAGCTGCGAAGCTCTATATAAGATCCCTTGGTGGATTTTCAAGTCAACTAAATGTAGCTGGTTCTGAAAACGTATCTTCTAAAGGTGCTGCTGGTTACGAAAACAGAGGTACACAATGGTACGGAGGAGGAAGCTTATCATTTGGTGGTATTCCAATCTTTGTAGCAAGAGGTATGAGCGACAACACAATGATTGCTGCTGAAACTAGCAATTTATTCTTCGGCTGCGGCTTATTATCGGATTATAATGAATGTCGCACGATTGATCAAACTCCAATTGATGGTAGTCAAAATGTAAGAATCGTAATGAGATTTACTGCTGCTGTACAAATCGGAGTAGGAGCTGATGTAGTTTACTATGCTGGATAATTAATAAATTAATACTAACCAACTCAAAGGGTATTAGGTAATACTTAATACCCAAAGAGTTATAATACATATAAACTTATGGCATGTGATATTACAGCTGGAAGATTAGAACCATGTAAGGACTCCGTAGGAGGAATTAAAAGCATACTAGTAGGTGGAGCTTATACAGGTGGTTTATTGACATCAGCAACTATTGGAGCAGATGGAGAAGTTACTGCATTTGCTGCTGATCTTACTTTTTATAAGTACGATTTAAAAGGAGCTAATTCTTTTGATCAAACTAATGAAAATTCAAGAGAAAACGGAACGAGTTTTTGGACTCAATCAGGAACTGTTGTTTTAAAGAAACAAGATAAAGCAACAACAGCACAATTAAAATTACTTTCTTACGGAAGACCACAGATTATAGTGGAAGATTATAATGGGAATCATTACCTAGCTGGAATCGAAAATGGAGTTGAGGTAGCAGTTAATACTGCAACTGGAGCTGGAATGGGAGATTTAAATGGATATAACTTAACATTAACTGGAACAGAGAAATCTCCAGCTAATTTTATGGCATTTTCTTCTATGGTAACTGCTGGGGATATAATTGTAGTACTAGGTACTTAAACCCTAATTATTTTAATAAATCAAAGGCATTACATTTCGTTTTGCCTTTTTTTTATATAACAGTTTTAGGCTTTTGGTGTTTATTAAAAAAGGAATTGAATGATTATATTAACTACTACTACAAATGCACAAGAATTAAAGTTTATTCCTCGTGAATATACAGCTTCTAGTATAGTTATTACCGATCAAGATACCAACAAACCAGTTACTTATACAGGATTAACTTTTACAAAGGATAAATATTATCTAAAAGGTAACGTAACATTCTCTCCAGTACTTATAGAAGGTAGGTTTTACACTTTAAAAGTGTTAAATGGCTCTTCAATAGTCTATAGAGATATGCTTTTTTGTACAGATCAAACAGTTAGTACTTATACGATTAACAAAGATGTCTATACAGAGAATGTAACCACTAACGAATATGTAGTAATATGAGCGAATTTTTCGTAACTAATTTAGCAGCATACACAGCTCCAGAAGTTGTAGAGCTAAAAAACAAAGACTATATACAATATGGTCAATCAAATAATTATTTTAATTACATAATTGATGTAAACAACAACTCTACTACTAACAGAGCCATTTGCATAGGGGTTTCCAACATGATTTACGGAAAAGGACTTGCAGCACACGATGGAGATAAAAGACCTGAGCAATACGCTCAAATGATGTCTTTATTTAAAAAGCAAGATTTAAGAAGATTTATATCCGATTACAAAATACTAGGAATGGCTGCATTTCAGTTAGTTTATAGGGATGGTAAGGTAAAAGAAGTACATCATTTCCCAATGGAAACGCTAAGAGCTGAAAAATGCAATGAAGAGGGAGAAATAGAAGCTTGGTATTATTCTAATCATTGGGATAATATGAAACCAAACGAAAAGCCAGACAGAATAGCAGCATTTGGATTTGGAAAAGGCAATGAGGTAGAAATGTATGTACTAAAGCCTTACGAAGCTGGTAAATACTATTATAGTTCTCCAGATTGGAGTTCAGCAATGCCTTATGCTGTTTTGGAAGATGAAATAGGAGATTATTTAATTAACGATTGTATAAATGGATTTAGTGGTACTAAAGTTGTGAATTTTAACAACGGAGTTCCTGATCCTGAAAAAATGCAATCTATTAAAGGAGAAGTACTATCTAAACTAACAGGAAGCAGAGGAGAGAAAGTAATTGTTGCATTTAATAACAATGCTGAATCCAAAACAACAGTAGATGACATTCCACTTAACGATGCTCCAGCTCATTATTCTTATTTAGCTGATGAATGCTTTAAAAAGCTAATCGTTGGTCATAGGGTTACTTCTCCAATGCTTCTTGGTATTCGTGAAGGTAATGATGGCATGGGAAATAATGCAGAAGAAATTAAAACTGCAACACAATTATTTGATTCTATTGTAATACAAAACTTTCAAGACCAAGTAGTGGAGTGTATTGATGCAATTTTATCGGTTAATGATATAGCATTAGACTTATACTTTAAGACTCTTAAACCGATTGAATTTAGCGATATAGATGTACTAGAAACGAAAGAAGTAATAGAAGAGGAAACTGGCTATGAAATGGCTAAGGTTAATCTTAAAATGATTGATGGTAAAGAGGTTTATAAAACAATAGAAGAAGCTGAAGCAAAGGCATTAGAAGAGGGATGCTCTGGTTATCACGAGCATGAAGATGATGGAGAAGTATGGTATATGCCATGCGAATCTCATGATGAAGCAGTAGATTTAAAAAAGCCATGTCAAGCTGGATATGAGCAATATGGAATGAAAACTAAAAATGGTAAACAAGTTCCTAATTGCATTCCTATAAAAATGAATGAGGAAGAAACAAAAAACGTATTAGGCTCTTTAGCTGATAGTGGTGTTAAAATGTCGGATGACTATGTATTTGTTGATGAATTAGATGCTGAAGATGATGTAGCTAATGAGGATTGGGCAAACTATTTAATTAAAGAGAAAAAAAGCACTCTATCTAAGGTTAAAGGATTACTAGGATTAAAAGATGAGATTACTTCTAAGAAAAAAGGAAGCTCGTTTAGTTATTTAGATTCTAAAAATGGATTGTATAAAATTAGATATACCTATGCTGTAGGTTCAAGAAAGCCAAGTTTAACACAAAGAGCGTTTTGCAGAAATATGATGAATATGGCTAATGCTGGAATAGTTTGGACTATTGAAGATATTGATAGAGCAAGTAGAGAGGGAGTAAATAGAGAGCTAGGGCATAATGGTCAACCTTTTTCACTTTTTAAATTTAAGGGCGGAATCTACTGTAGACATATTTTCAAAAAAGTGCTTTTCAGATTAGAAAGCAATACAGAGCCATCAGAGAATTTAGGAAACTATAAGAAAACTAAAACTATTCCTAAGAGTTATATGAAAAACCCTAGTGGTTCTAAACAAGCTGGAATTGCACCAGAAAATATGCCAAACAGAGGAGCATATCCAATATAAGATAAGACATGGCTAAAGCATTATTTATAACAACTCAAGATATTAAAAGGTACTCTGTACTCTCAGGATCGGTAGATCCAGACCGTTTTATTTACATGGTGGAGATTGCACAAGATACAGAAATACAAAACTATTTAGGAACTAAGCTTTTAGAAAAGTTGCAAGCTTTAATAATTGCTGGTACTATAGATCAACCAGCGAATTCAGCTTATAAGACATTACTGGAAACATACGTTAAACCTATGACTATTTATTGGGCATTAGTATGTTACATGCCATTTGCTGCTTACACAGTAGGTGCAAAAGGAGTTTTTAAAGGGCAGAGTGAGAACGCATTAACAGTAGATAAAGAAGAGGTAGATTATTTAGTAGAAAAGTACAGAGATATAGCACAATTCTACACTAATAACTTTATAGATTTTATGATCTATAATCAAACTACTTATCCTGAGTATAATGCAAATACAGAAGATGATACTTACCCAGATACTTCTAATTCAGATTTTGGTGGATGGGTGTTGTAAGGTATAAACAAAAAAAAGAGAATATTGTAAAGTTAGTACAATATCTAAAAAAGAAATATGTGGGAACAAACAAACACACTAAACGAAGAGATAAATTATGAGTATAACAGCGAACACATCAAATTGGGGATTAGGTCAAAGCTATGCATGGTGGGGTAATGCTACCACAACTTCTGAATGGGGATCAGTTTATTTAGTTTCCTATTTAATGTCAGATTTAAGAAGAAGGTCAAGCACTTACGAAAATAACATAATGACTATTCAATTGTTGAACGATATAAACGAATGTAATGGGTAGTAATTTATTATATAAAGCAAGTATTGTAACCACTCCAACAGCTTATGGAGTAGGTGTGTTAAATTCTATAAAACCAGCTCAATATTTAGGAGAGGAGCTTGTAACTAACGGAGATTTTAGTAATGGCTATGTAGGCTGGAATTTATCTGGCAATCCATCAAACTATAGTGTTGAGGTTGTAAATTATGAAGGCAGAACAAATGCATTGCATTTTACTACACCTGATAATAATACTGGTGTTAATCAAATTATTCTACAATCAAACAAGCAATATTTAGTAAAGTTTGACTTAAAAGTAATAAGTGGAAATGTTTATGTAGGTAAGTCTGATAATAAAGTTACTGGAGGAAATTTAAACCCTTCAGAATGGACTTCTTACGAACAATATTGGACAGCTAATGATACTTATTTTAGAGTTTATAGTTCTGGAACAGCAGAATTTTATTTAGACAACGTATCAGTAAAAGAACAAATAGATGCAGACTTTGACTTCACAAGAAATTCAAGTGCCACAAGAGTTAATCCAGATTATTTAATACAAGATGTTTCAATACTATCTTCTAATTTAGTACAAAACGGAAACTTTAGTGAATTAGGAAGCGAGTTAATTATTAATGGTAATTTTGAAACAAACAGTAATTGGGTTTATTTTTCTCAATGGAATATTAGCAATAATAAAGCTAATTTTTTAGATACTTCTGGAGGTGTAATTTATCAAAATGGAGTAACACTAACAAGTGGAAAAACATATGAATTAAAATTTACAATTTCTGACAGTTTAGGTAATGCAAGTTTATTATTTGCTAATAGTAGTGGTAGTGTTGTTTATTATGGCTCTGATTATGCGAGTTATGCTGATGGCTCATATACTTTATATATTACTATGCCTTCATCTCAAACTACGTTTGGAGTTTATGCGAATACATCAGGTAATTCATTTTCAATAGACAACGTATCAGTTAAACAAGTAGACCCTAATGATGAATGGATTTTAGGAGGTAGTGGAAATAATAAAGCAACTATTGGATTTAATTCAGCAACAATAGCTTCTGTAGATAACAATTCTTATATTCAACAAAATAATGTTTTAGTAAGTGGTAAAATTTATAGAGTAACATACACAATAATTTCTTCAACTGCAAATAATGCTTTAAAAATAGTTAGTTCTTTGGGTTTAGCAGAAATACCAACTACAGTAGGAACTCATACTGTTTTTGGAACTGCAATAACAACTACTTTTTATATTGAAAGAACAACTAATGGTCAGAGTACTACAATAACAGACATATCAGTATTAGAAGTACAACAAACAGACATACCAAGATTAGATTATACTAATGGTACTGCAAGTATCTTACTTGAGCCACAGAGCACAAATCTTCAAACTAAAAGTAATGAGTTTTCTACTTGGTCTTTAGTTTCTAATGTAACAAGAACTGTTGATTATACTTTATCTCCAGAAGGAGTTAGTAATGCAACAAGATTACAATTTACTTCTAATGGATTCGTTGCTAACAGCACAATAACAAGTGGAACGCAATATACTGTTTCTGTTTATGCTAAAAGAAACGATACAGGAACACAATCATTTGGTTTTTTTGTTGATGGAAGTGGTGCTGTTAATAGTGAAATGTCATTAACAAGCGAATGGAAAAGATTTAATTTTACTCATACTGCTACTAATGGAAGTTATGTAGGTCTTGCAGGTTCAAGTGGTGCTGATGTTTCAGTTTATGGAATGCAAATAGAAGCCTTAACATACTCTACATCATACATACCAACATCAGGCTCAACAGTTACAAGAGCAGCAGAAACATTAAACAACGCTGGTAATAGCGACTTAATAAGTTCAACAGAGGGAGTTTTATATGCAGAGATAAGTGCTTTTGATATAAGTGGAGATTACAGGTTAATTTCTCTTTCAGATGGAACAAATAGTAATAGGGTTTTTCTTGGCTTTAGGCTTAATACAGGGTATTTATATTATTTTGTAGTATCAGGAGGTTCTACTCAATCTGATTTTATTACTACTAAAACTTCAGTAAATCAATTCTCTAAAATAGCTGTAAAATATAAAGCTAATGATTTTGCTTTGTGGATTGATGGAGTAAAAGTTTATGCTGATTCAAGTGGAAACGCTCCAGTAGGTTTAGATAGATTGCAATTTACAGATGCAGATGGAAGCACAAGATTTTTCTTTGGCAGATGCAAATCAGTAGCAGTATTTAAAGAAGCATTATCAGATACAGAATTAGCTTGTTTAACAAGTACAAACAACAGAGAAATATTTTTAAATTATTATTATAGAATGCAGTATGTAGGAGCAAATACAGAGGCTTTAAGCTGCGCAGAACAAACTTTTAACATATAATTATGGCAACACCAAGTTTAGCAATGATACCATCTGCTTATGCAGATTCTAAAGTATATTCAGTACTTCCTAATAATGGAGATGGGGACTTTACTTTCAATAGAGATAGCTCTGCTACAAGAGTAGGCTCAAATGGACTAATACAAGAAGTAGGATTTTTTGGAAGTGAGTTAGTAAATTCTTGGACTAATGCTGATTTTAGTTCATTTGCTTCAAATGGCTCTAATATTACACAGATGGTTTCTTCTGGAAGTGGAAATAATTGCTATTCTTTAGCAACATTTACAAGTGGAAAAACATATGAATTAAAATTTACATCTTCTCAAAATATAACTGCGCAGATAAGAATTTCTCCAAACACAAATTTAACAAGCGCACAAGTTGTTTTATCAAACCCAACATCTGGATTTAATTCAATTATATTTACTGCTACTTCAAATTATTCACATATTGGTTTTTTTGCAAATAGTTCATTTACTGACACCCAAATTACTGAATTTATATCAAGAGAAATACAAGGCGACCAACCAAGACTAAACTACGATATATCAAATGGAGTAGTACAATCTTGCCCTTCGCTTTTGTTAGAACCAGCTTCTACAAATCTTATTACTTATAGTGAGGCTATAGGCTCTAATGGTTTTAGTCTAATAGGCATATCAATACAATCAAACGTAACCACAAGTCCAGATGGAAGTACAAATGCGGATTTAAATCAAGAAGATACCACGAATGGTAGTCATTTTATGTTTAAAGATTTTAACTTATTAAGTGGGCAAACTTACACTATTAGTGTATTTGCTAAAAAGAATGGTACTAATAGAAATCTACGTTTTGGAGATGGCGGCATAGGTTGGTCAAGTGGTTTTAATGTAAACTTTGATTTAACTAATGGTACTGCGGATAGTGGTGCGGTAATAGAAAATTATGGTAATGGTTGGTATAGATGCTCCGTTAATGGAACGACAAGTGCCACAACATCAAGACTAATTATTTACAATTTATTAAATACCTCTACATCTTATCAAGGAGATGGAACAAGTGGGGTTTATGTCTGGGGTTTTCAAATAGAACAACAATCCTACGCTACATCGTACATTCCTACTTTAAGTGGAGCAAGTCAAACAAGAGCTGCTGAAAGTTGCTTTGGTGCTGGGAATGCTGCTACGTTTAATTCTACAGAAGGTGTTTTATATGTAGAGATAAGTGCTTTAGCTAATGATTCAACATATAGGCAGATAAGTCTATCTGATGGTACAGCTACAAATAGAATATCTATTTTTTATCAAAACACAAGTAACCAAATTGCTGTTGAAAGTTCTGGTACTTCAACTAATTTAGGGATATATAACCAAAACTTAACAATTACTAATGTAAATAAAATTGCTTTAAAATATAAAGCCAACGATTGTGGTTTATGGATTAATGGAGTTGAGGTAGCTACTGACACTTCTTTTGCATCTTTTTCAAGTGGAACATTATCTAAATTATCATTTAACAGAGGGGACGTAGTTCAGAACTTCTACGGAAATACAAAAGACTTAAGAGTATATAACGAAGCATTAACAGATGCACAATTACAAACATTAACAACATAAGTAACAATTACACCTATAATAATAACAAGAGTAAATAAATAAATATGAAGATTTCAAAATATGAATTTAATGATGAAGCAAGTGCTTTATCTAAAATAGCTGCTTTACCACACGCAACAGATGAAGATGGTAATGACTATCCTACTCACAAACATACTATCGTAAAACTTGGCTTTATAGTATTAGAGCAAGGGGAATACGATGCAGAGGGAAAAGAAACTAAAGCACCTGTACTTTCAGATAAATATTCTGTTGATGTACTATGGAAAGATTTAGAAGAAACCGATGAAGAAGGTAATGTAACTATTGACCACCCTTATGGTTGGAAGTCTAAAGCATTGGATTTAGATGATGAAGGAGTACATGGATTTTTAGGTGTTAAATATCAAGACAATAAAATGTAATGCCAATACCTAAACCAAAACCAGCAGAAAAGCAAAAAGATTTTATGATAAGATGTGTGCCTATGCTTACGCCTTATCATGATAAAGACCAAGCAATTGCAATATGCTATGATGCTTTTAAAAATAAAACATTATGAAAATAGATTTTAATAATGATGGAAAAGCAGATTTTAATTTAGATTTAAAAACTGTTATTTTAATTGTAGGCGGCATCATTAGTTTAACTATGACTTATAGTAATTTAATGAAAGAAATTCAATTAGCAAAAGAAATGCCTATTCACAAAAATGCTGAAACTTTAGGAAGATTAGAAGCACAAATAAAATCCCATCACAATCGTATTTATACACTTGAAAAAAAAGTATTTAAAATAAAATGATACAAGACTATAAAACATTATTTATAAATTTTGGTACACTAGGGATTTCTATGACAGACATTGATGTGGTTTTAAAAATCATACTTCTAATAATTACTATTTTTTACACCTTACAAAAATGGTGGATTTTAAACAAAAAAAACAATGACAAAAAACTTTAGTAAAGAAGAATTTGATTGTAATTGCGATTGTGGTGTTTGTGAAATGCCAATAAACATCTATCATAATATAGTAAAAGTCGCTAATCAATTACAAATACTTAGAAATTATATTGGCAAACCAATAAGTATTAATTCTGGCTATAGATCAGAAGAGTACAATGCATCTATAAAAGGTTCTTCTAAGAAATCGCATCATGTAATGGGCAGAGCTGCTGACATTGTAGTTAAAGGAATGAGTCCATTGGCTGTACATACTACAATAGAACTTTTGATTGAAAAGGGAGATATGTTACAGGGAGGCTTAGGCTTATATGATTCATTTGTACACTACGATATAAGAGGAACTAAGGCTAGATGGGATGGCTAAGAAATTTAAAGATACTAAAGTAGGTAAATTTTTAACTGAGAGTGGCTCATCTATTGTTGAAACTTTAGGAAGTGCTTTGCCAGATAAAGGACTCTTAGCTGTTGTAAAGAATCTTATCAATAAACAACCAATGCCAATTCAAGATAAAGAAATGGCTCTCAGATTATTAGATCAAGATATTACGGAAATGCAAGAGATTTCAAAACGCTGGGAAAGTGATATGAAATCTGACAATAAGCTTTCTAAAAACGTAAGACCACTTACTTTAATATTTATGACTATAAGTTTAATCCTTTTTATATTTCTAGATTCTACTTTTATAGATTTCCAATTTGAAGAGGTACACATAGAAACTCTTAAACAACTCTGCTCTGTTGTATATATAGCATACTTCGGAGGAAGGAGTTACGAAAAAACAAGAAAGTAACCACGCTTTTCATTTTCCTCTTACTTATAGTATATGAAAGACTTTAGACCACGACTTAAAGGCAATAAACTTGTAGCCTTTAACAACCTATTTAAAAAAGAAACAAGAGTATTAGTCATCGGAGATTTACATG